ATTTCATAGGATTAAAAAAATTAGAGGACTCAAAATATTTTGCAAATGATGCAATTTCTCAATCAAATCTAAAAAACATATTAAAATCTAACGGCCATTATACATTTGGTTTAGATTATTCGCCTACAAGTACACAAATGGAGTTTGGCAGTGCATTTCATCGGTATATCGAATCTGAGGATTTGTTTACAGATGATTATGCCATTGCTCCTGAATGCAGAAAAGGCTCAAAAGGATGGAAGGCATTCGAAGAAGAGGTTGGAGATAAAAAAATCATAAAACGCAATGACTATAATTCAATTATTGATATGGCTAGTAAAATTCATGAACACCCAGTTGGTCATGATATTTTAGAGGATCAATCAAGAAAAGAAGAGGCGTTTTTTTTCCGTAAAAACGGTCACTATTGTAAAGGGAAATTCGACGTTTTAACATCCTCAAATTATATTGTTGATTGGAAGACGACGACCGATGCGAGCAGTCACGGTTTTTCCAAATCAATTGTTAATTTCAAAATGCATTTCCAGGCGGCTTATTATGTTATGGGATTAGAATTAGCAGGGCAACCCGTCGAAGGATTTATTTTTGCGGCAATTGAAAAAACGGCTCCTTATGGGGTAGGTTTTTATCAACTCAGTCATGAAAGTTTGGCAAAAGGTATGGAGCTTGTTGAAGATGCATTTAACAAACTCGATCATGTTGCAAAATCACCTAATGAGACATATTCAAATCAAATCGAGTTTATTGATCTTCCACAATGGGCATAATTTTAATAATTAAATCATATATTTAGAGGATAAAATGGATGTTGCAAAACAACAAAATCAGTTAGTAGAATTAGTAAATCAATCTGCTCAAGAAATTGCAAAGGCTCTACCGAATTATTGCAATTCTGAGCGTTTTATACGTATTGTTCTAACCGAATTAAGGACGAATCGTAAATTACAACAATGCACACCTGCTTCATTCATGGGAGCGGTCATGCAATCTGCACAATGGGGCCTGGAATTCGGGGTTGCAGGTCACGCCTGGATGATTCCTTACAAAAATGAGTGTACATTTCAAGTCGGTTTTCAGGGCTATTTGCACCTTATGAAAAAAAATGGAAGTGTGACTTCCTGTACTATTGGTAAAATTTGTGAAAATGACGAATATGAATTTGAATATGGGACATACAAAAAGTTTATTCACAAGTTTGGATTAGGCGAAAGAGGGAAAACTTTAGCATATTATTGTTACACCAAACTATTTAATGGCGATGAGGATTTTACGATTATGAATGTTTCTGAAATTGCAGAGCATGAACGTAAATTTGTAAAATACAACTCAGAAATGTGGAAAAAACACCACGACGCAATGTGTAAAAAAACAGTAATCAAGGCCCATGCAAAATATATGGCCTTATCTCCTGAGATTACAGCACTAACCGCCTCTGATGAAGTGATCATGAAATCTGAAAATGAGCGAGAATATTTTGAACCAGAACCAGAATTAAAACCCGTTGAAAATAAAATCAAAATTGTTGAATATATCGGGAACGACGAGTTACCAGAGGGTGAGGGAGTGCCAATAAAATAAGGAGTTAGGGGGGATTAAAGATATATAATATCATATTGTATATTATATATATATTTAATCATACAACGGGAAACAGAGGCAAAAAATGAACTCATGGGTAAAGTTACATAGAAAGTTTGAAGAATGGCAGTGGTATCAGGATAACAACACAAAATCAGTATTTATACATCTACTGATCAAAGCTAACTATCAGGATAACATGTGGATGGACAAAGTCATAGAATCAGGACAACTGGTGACTAGTGTAAATAAATTATCATCAGAACTAAGCTTATCCGCATCACAGATACGAACCAGTTTAAAAAAACTCACTGATAGTCAGGAAATTAATATTACTAGTACAAATAAATATTCAAAAATTACTCTGAAAAACTGGGATAATTATCAAGTTGAGTATCCTCAAATTTTAGACAGAAGAGATGTAAAAAAGACAACAAACAAAACACAATCAAACAACAATCAAGCAAGCCCTTTGATAGCATCATCTGAGGATATTCAAAATGAGGTGCTGGCCGAAAATGATGAAACTTATGACAAACAAACAACAACAATCAAAGAAAGTAAGAAAAAAGAAGTTTTAAAAGAAAAAAAACTCTTAAAAAAAGAAAAAGCCACTTCGTTGACACTCGTTGAGTATTCAAGAGATTTTGAAAAGCTTTGGAAACTAACTAAAGTGGGAGTTAAATCATCATCGTACAAAGCGTACAACTCTCGGGTGTCAGAAAAATACTCAATCGAGGAAATGGCATACGCATGGACCAAATATTACAAAACCGTCAAGGATAAAAAATTTCTCATGCATTTGTCTACGTTCTTGAGCAAGGCGTCTGGCATACCACGGTTTTTAGAATTCATTGACATACCTAAAGGCTCAATCCCCGATGTATTCAGCACTCAAAACGAAGTGGTGACGGTTTTTAAGTCGCTAATCCCTAAATTACCAAATGCGATTAAGACATGTCAAAGAACGCTACTGACTGGGGAATACAGAAGGATAGCGTTTACGATTTACCAAAAAAGTCCAAATCAATTTCCAAAACAATTTAATGATTTTAGCGATGCGTACCTCAACTCAGTTGAGACTCTAACCAAATTATCGGACGTCCATCTCGTGATAAACAGCCAATATCGGACGTCTGACCTACAAATTTTAGAGGTATCATGACGGATCAAACAAAATTATACGACCTAGACAGCGAGCGAATCATCCTAAGTAGCCTGATAAACGATATTAGTAATATAGACATAGTAAGACCTGAGTTTTTTTATTCAATGCGGTTACGTAGGTTCTATGACGCAATTAGAGCTATATTTGACTCAGGGGATACCCCTACAGAGCAATCAATAAAAAACTGGATGGTTAGAAATGAATCGTGGAAAGAAGTAGGTGATATTGACGAGCTTATTAATTTAAGTAAATATTCAAGTGCTGGTTTTGACGTAAATGCCTACGTTGATATAATAAAAGATTTATGGCAAAGACGTTCATTGCAGGCCATTGCAAAAGAATTGTATGAGAGTTCACAAGGTATTGAAACTATTGAACAAATTACAGAGGGTTTAAGTAAAAAAATTAACAATATAAAACTGGATAAATGTGAAGAATCTGAGCTATATTGGGATCTTTTTATGACAAATATGGAATCCCTAGAAAATGGTTCTAAAACAAAACCATCCGGTTTTAAATCAGGACTAGATGACCTAGATGCATTAATCAATTTTTTCGCTCTGGGACAAGTTGATATTATTGGAGCGAGACCCGCAATGGGTAAAACATCACTAGCTCTAAATTTGGCTTTATCATCGGCGGTGACTGAGGATATCCCAACATTAATAATCTCTGTAGAGCTAGACAGAAGGGAATTATCAACGCAATTGTCGTCAATACAATCGTCAATACCAATCGAAACATTAGACAAGGCCACAAATGGCAGAAGTGAGTTAGATTCTGATAACTGGGATAAATTATATAGTATATCAGATACCGTTAAGAAGTTACCAATTTGGATAGACGATAAGAGCATGACAGCAGATAAAGTCATTAGCTCAATTAAATACAATATCGAAAAACATGGTATCCAATCTGTTATTATCGACTACATCCAGTTAATTAAAATGGCAGAAAAACGAGGTGTTAATTCTGCAAAAATAATAGGAGATTTTGCAACGGAAATTGCTAGAATAGCAAAAGAATTTAATATTCATGTTTTTTTTATATGTCAACTCAACAGGATGTTAGAGTCCAGAGCTGATAAACGTCCTATACCAAGTGATTTAAAAGATTCAGGGGATTTGGAACAAATTGCCTATCGAATTTTATTGATTTATCAGGACCAAATTTATAATCCTAATTCAGATGATAGGGGGATTGCAGAAATCATCCTAGCTAAAAATAGAAGAGGTGCAAGAGGTGTGGTCCGTGTAGCATTTAATGGAGAGTGTACACAATTCAAAAATCTAAATAAGTGGTGATATTGTGAATTATCAGTGCGGGAAAACAATAGATGAGATTTTAGAGGATAACAAAAATTGGGATAAATTACGATCATTAGGTAATGAATTAATCGAACAATCACTAAAGGAGGTACTGGATTGGCATAAGAGGAATAAAGTATCTACAAAAGATAAAATATTAGCAGAAAAGTTTTTGCTACATTTAAATTTAACAATAAATAATATTTTTGATAAAGGTATTAGGCCATGAATAAAGTCGTCTTAATTGGTAAGTTGGGATTCGATCCTGAGATTATTACAAAAGGTGAGTTTAAAATAGCCAAATTACGATTGGTAACATCGAAAGGATGGAAAGATAAAAATGGAGAAAAGCAAGAAAAATCATCGTGGCACAACATCACATTTTACGGTAAAACAGCAGGGACATGTGAAGACTATTGTTTTAAAGGTAATAGGATTGCCGTTGAGGGTGAGATTGACTATCAGACATGGGATAAGGATGATGGTACGAAGGGTTATAAGACTATCATCACTGGCATTTCATTAGAGTTGTTAGGGGATAACAAACATACTCAAAACCAGCAAAAACAACAGATGATTGAACCTGGAGATTCTGACGAATTGCCATTCTAAGAAATAGGAGCTGTTAATGAGTGATAATAAAATTGTGTCATTTTCAGGTGGACGGTCTTCTGGGATGATGTTGGTTAAAATGGCAGAAAAAAAACTATTAGACAATGCTGTGATTCAGTTTGCGGATACGGGTAGGGAGCATGTAGAAACTTATAATTTTGTCGACAAAATCGAAAACTTTATAGGTGTTCCAATTGTTAGAATCACAGCATTTCCAGGGGTTAAAGACCCACTTAGGCATTTAATCTTAAAAAGAAAATTTCTTCCAAACCAACAAATGCGGATTTGTACTTTGGAGCTTAAGATTATTCCAATGCAAAGATTGATGATTGAATTAGGACATAAAGAATATGTTAATTTTTTAGGGTTTAGGGCCGATGAACAGAAAAGAATCGTTCAAAAACGTGATGGAGATTCCTTTGCGGTTTATAAAAAAAATAAAAAAATTCGTCAAGATGCTGAAAAAGTAGAGGAACAAAGAAATAAGGATGATTATGATTTTTATCAAATAGATAATCAATTCCCATTAAACGAATGGGATATTTCGAAAAGGGATGTATTAGAATTTTGGGCGAAAATGCCTTTTGATCTAGAAACCCCACTAGGAGGTGATTCAAATTGTGTTTTTTGTTTTCATAAACCATTCCCTCAAAAAGTACTACTGGGGCAACTTCTTCCCGAGGTTTTGGAGGTTTGGTTGGAGGATGAAAAATTAATAAAAGCAACCTACAATAAAAATCATTCAATGAAAGACATTCAACAATTTTCTAAAAGACAAACCAATTTTGTTTTTAATCAAATTGGAGATTCAGAAAATTGTGTTTGTTCTGATTAAAAAAAAGGTTACAAATGCAACCAATAAAAAATGATAGGGGTATGAACAAAACTGAGGCAAAATATGCTGATATTTTGGAGCTACAATATAAGGATGGCAATATAATTTCTTATCATTTTGAGGAAGTAAAATTTAAGATCGGTGAACGATGTTGGTATACCCCTGACTTTCTAGTTGTATGCCAAGATCATTTTGAGGTTCATGAAGTTAAGGGATTTATGCGAGATGATGCACGTGTGAAAATCAAAGCCGCACGTTACCGCTACCCATTTTTTAATTGGTTTCTATGCTATTTCAAGAATAAAAAAATAGGTTGGGATATTCAAGAGGTAAAATAAATGTCAAAAGTTATTTGGATTAGGATGGCAAAAATGAGTTACATAAACCGTTTAGAACTTAGGAATAGCAAGGATAAAAATATTGTAACACGTGAGGATATAAATAGTGCGATGGAAGCTTTTAAATTAAAAGGTGGGGTTATCAAAAAGTATGAGGATGGTAATGCACATGATCTAATTTGTGTTGGTGGAATGCTACCAGAACAACAAGGTGATACTCCAATATCTCCTAAGCCTCTACAAGGTTCCTATTAGTTATTAACTGCACGTAACAGATCGCCACGAATCGTATTTTCAAGACGTACGATAGACGTATTTATTTCATGCAAACCCGTCGAAACTTCTTTCATGATCCCTAAAAGTTCATCCTGTTGTTTATCAAAAATAACTGTAGTAGCTTTATTTTGTTCAATGATTAAATTCCTCCAATCTTTTCGCTCTATTCCATGAGTTTTATGCAAATAGAAAATAAAACCTATTTGGAATAGCATAACTACACCTACAATTCCAAACTCCAAAATAGTCATTGCCCCCGTAGTTACTAACTCATCATTTATCATAATAGGATCACTTTAGCCTATTCCTTTGGAGTTTATTTATATTCTGAAAGTTCTGTTAAAGGAGCTAAAAACGCTTCTTTAATAGCGGTAACCCCCAGTTTTTAATGTTTTGTCCATGTTAAAGAAGCTAAAAACGTTCCTTCGTTACATGGAAATGTTTCCACCTTTTTATTTAAAATAAATGATAAAAAAAAATAAAAATATAATCGAATAAATAAAAATCAACGTTTTCAGATTTGAAATATTACTGCATCAATCTTTGAGTTACAGTTTGAGCATTTGTTGAAATTGTATTTTTCATAGCTGAAGGTCTAGCAACTTTTCGTTCATTCTGAGCAGGTTTAGCATACAATGCTTGGGACGTACTAAGATAATTCAATGAAGGATCAGAATTTATATCAAACAGAGTATAAATCTGTAAACGTTTTTGATAATTGATTCCATCCCCATTGTTTGCTAATTCTCTAATAAACTCTGATTTCATCCTGTTATACATTTTGGGGTATACATAACGGATTGTATCTACATCTGATTTCGATATGTTATTCTCTCCCATAAATTTGAATATCAAGGTCGGATTATCAACTAGATTAGCAGTTCTATTAAATTGCGATTTCTCAAAAGAACTAGGCTTATATTGAGTTTTATGTCCTGTATAAAGTCTAGAATCTTCAAAAGGGTCTTTGGGTTGCTTTTCATTCAAATGAAGAATACCTCTTCTTAAAGAATCCCGCATAGAATAAATAACTGTATCAGGTATTTCTGATTCAATGGGTACTGCATTTTCTAAAGCTTTTTCAAGCATAGCTGGACTAGACGATAACGTGTTTAATTGATCTATTCTTTTTGCAAAGTTCTTATCTGATTTTTTAGAATGAATAAACCCATCTTCCTTATCACGCTTTTCATTTACAAGAAGAATTCCAGCTCTTCTATAAGCATCTAAACTTTTGGAAGAAGCAAATAACTCTATAGACTTATCCATAACATTACTTGTCTTATCTATTGCATTAAAGATCGAATCAAAATTCCTTAACTTATCAGATATGTGAGCTACAGTTGATAAACCTCTTTCTCTATATAACTTAGAACCAAGAGAAAGAGCAAAACCCCATCCTGCGTTGCCAGTAGCTATAGAACCTGCACCAAAAATTGTTTCAGCTCTAGAAAATGGGTTTAATCCCTTGCCAACTGCTGCTCGACCTGTAGTTTTATCTAAAATATTGTCGAATTTTGTAAGTACACCATAAGATTTCTTAGCTTTTTTAAGCTCCTCACCAATATTATAAATTGCCTTACTCTTATATTTAGTAGAAATATTAGCTATTTGTCTGTCTAGAGAATCCATAGACATACTAGTAAGAATACCTGTGACCCTTCTCATCCAATGGGAATAAGTATACTCTGGATGATCTCTACCTATACCCATAAATTTTGTACCCCATCCTGTTTTTCTATCTTCAACAGTCCTAAAATCTATTCTGACACCCTTTTTTCTAAGTTGGTTAACAAAAAACCTAACCCTTCTAAGAACCTTCGCAGAATCAAATTCCACTGATGCTGTTAGTGGATCATATATTTCTCTACTAACTATATCTTCAAATTTAGAAAAAGGAACAACAGGGTTATCAGATAAATCTTCAATAATCGCTGAAATCTTATTCATTTCAACCCCAACACGATAATTTACTTTCTCTGGTGATCCAGTCCAAGGCTTTGTCCACTTTTTTTTCTTTGTATTAAACCACCTAAAATCCAGAGTTTCACCATCTTGTTTAAGTAATTCAATATTCTTTTTAATCCTGATAATAGTTCCCGCAGAATCTTCTAATCTCAATTCATTTAATGGTTTATATATCTGTTTTGCAACTTCTTCAGAGAATTCATCAACAGAAAACTTCAGCTTATCATATTCCTTATAGCTCTCTTGTAGTTCAATATTCTTATCTTTTGCATTCTGTTTAATGGAAGCATTTAAATCATATTCAAATTCCTTTTTTAATCTACCAATATCTTCACCTGCTTTATCTAATTTGATTTTTATTTTTTCAGATATTTCTTCTATTGTATCACCTGCCTTTACAATATTTAAGTCTCTTACATCTTGACCGAATTTTAGTCTTTGTTCAGGTGTCTTTATACCTACAAATTTCAAATCACCCATTTTAAGACCTGTAGCTTTTAATGGATATTGTTCTGATAAAGAATGTAAATAATTCTTTAATCTTTTCCCAAGCTTAGAAGTAGGTTCACCATCTTTAGGTAGTTCAGCTCTAGCAGCAGCAACTTCAGCATCAACACCCATTTTTTTGTAAAGACTTGTCTTAGCAACTTGTTCTGCTAAATATTTACTACTCTTAACGCCTTTCCCCCCAATTAATGAAGCACCTTGAGATACTCCACCAATAATTCCACCTGTAATCAAGCCCATTCCTGCACCCCCAATAACATATTCAGCAACCAATGCAGGGTCATTAAATATTTCTCTTTTCTTCTTTACTGAATCAGAAACATAACTACCAACACCAAAAATACCTCCTTCAATTGCACCAGTAACACCAAATGTTCCGACTTTGTTCTTTAAGCCCATTTTAGTTACTACATTCTGAGAAATCCTAGTAGCAATACCTGGAGCACTCCACCTGGCAGCCGAACCTGCTAGACCTACTCCACCAGTAAAAATACCTGCCAATACAGCAGCACTAATTTCTCCTGTCGTACTTAAATAAGGATTCTGTTCTGCTAATCTCTGTATATGATCTTCAAGCCCAAATGTTCTTGCTAAAACATCACTACCACCTAATGTTAAAGACCTAGCAGCCCCAAATGCAAAAGCTTGTACATTTTTTTCATCATATTTTTCATTAAGCTGATAGCTCGCTAGAGCGTCCTCACCACTACCAATAAATTCATATCCAGTATTCATAGCTGCATGAAAATCAGATTGATCTATTGTTGCAAGTTGACCAGAAGGATTCTTGACAAAAATTCTATCATCAGGAAGGAAACTATAATCTCCTGAAAGGACTAATTCCTTTCCTTCTTCATGGTCATTTAAATTGAATTTTTGGCCTTCTCTATTTAATAGTTCCATAATTATTGTTGTTCTAATAACCGTTCACTAGTCACTTCTGTCTTGTACATATTTCTATTTTTTCGCATTGCTTCTAATCCATTAATCCCAAAATACTGGCCATACATAGCCCATACCTTAACTTCAGCAATTTTTACACCACCCCTTTTCAAGTACTGTCTTAATCTAGGTTTACTTACATATCTGGCAGCATTTATATTTAATGGTTGAGCTTCTGCTTCTATAACGGTACGAGACTTATTTATGTTTTTCCTAAATTCCTTAAGTTTTGTATCAAACACACCAAGCAAAGCTTCATCAAAACTTGGTTTCTCTAGAACATCTTTAATAAACTTTATATCTTCTATTGGAGTAAATGCTGCACCTAAATTAGCAAGAGGCTCACTTTTATATATATTAAGTAACTCTGAAACCTGTGCTTTCATTTGTGTTCTAGATTTATGATATGGTATTATCACATTCATTCCATGTTCTTTCATTAATGCTGTAAGCCTGTTAAGTGGGGCTTGAGCCTTATGCCATGTGCTTAGAGAAGCACCAGCTTCTTGTGCTCTCTTTGGTGAATTAAACATCCCAACACCATCAACCATCAAAGTTACAACATTTTGCTCTAGTTTCTGTTCCTTAGTACTAATCACTAATTTTTGTATCTCTAAACCTCTTACTCGTGCTTCATCCTCTTGCTTTCTTTTACGTTCATCAATAATTTTTTTAGCACTAAATTTAATTATATTCATTTTAACTGTTAGCTGTTGCATTACCAACTGTTTTTCAGCTTGGATAAAAGCTTTTTGCTTAAGATAATTATCTGTTTTATTAGCTGCTTCCATCATCTTAAGTCTTGCTACCTGAATCACTTTATCTTGATGTTTTAATAAAGAAGAAATCTCAGATAATTTTGTAGCCTTCTTACCCTTTAATAAATTAAGTTTACTTTTATATTCATTCTCAATTGCATCAGTCAGTAAATTGGATATAACTACTCCTGTATTCTGATTACCAGGAGTCATTGTATCACCTACTGAACCCATAATTATTGCAATTGCTGCCATTATACCCTGTAACGGCTTTTCAGATGTAAACAGCTTATCCCTTTCAGGAGGGTTTTCATCCAGCCTTTTTAAATCAGCATAATGAGGGTCAATCTCTGTTTGAAATTGATCCTTCATCTGTTGAACAGTCCCTGCCTCAGTCCATATTGAGGTTGGAATCATGTAAGTATTTTCTTTATCAGTAAATTTACGATAGGCAGTTTTGTCATATGCCTCTTTCAATTCACTTACAGATTCAAAAACACTTTCCTGTAATTCAGATGTGAACACCTCTAAACCAGCTTTTTTAACTGGGTCTGTCTGAATATTATATTTTGCGTCGAGTTCATCAGAGGATTTTTCAATCTGGTTCATTTTTAGAAAGTATTCATTACTCATTTTCTTTATAGGGTCTACTACCTTTGTAGAGTCTACTCTCCCTACAGGCCTTTGTTCTGGTATAGGAGGTAGAGGTGTAGTTTCTTTAATAACCCCTTTAACAGTTTCATCCTGTTGTGAAGTAATCTCATCAACCCAATCAAATAATTCCGGGTCATTTTCTGCCATTGCATCAGTTTTCTGATAGGGCATTCTGGAAAAAAATGCTGTTGTACGGGGATTTGGCATATGTACCTTTAATAATTAAATCTAATTTATCAAACTGGAGTAGGAGTTGTTGGTGGAATCCCCATTTGGTACTTAACATAAGCTGATGCAACTAAGCCTGCACCCTGTAAAACACCACCTAATAAACTATTTTGGTTATTCCTATTACTTTGTGAGCGGTCCCATTTATGCTGTAATCTTGCCATTTTTTCTTGGAATATACGTGCCTGTTCTACATTCATTAATTCAGCCGATATTCCTAGCTTCTTCAAATTTAGGTTAACTTTATTTAATGCTTGTTGTTCAGACATACCTTGTAATTGAAGTTGTGTTGATTGGTTTTGGATATGCGTTCTTAAGTTATTCTGAGAATCTTGGATATTACGTTGTTGTGCTAGTTCAGAAAGTAAATTAGCTCTATTAGCAGATATATCTGCCTGTTGTCTCAGCCTGTTAGCCTCAGTAACATGCCCTTGTAGCTCTGATTCTTGTGCAAGTTCAGCAAGTCGAGTAGACCGTTGTTGTTCTAATCTTTGTTGCTGTAAATCTGCCTCTAATTGAAACCTTGATTTGTCCCTTGAAGCTTCAAAGTTAAGAACGCCCTGTTGTAAATTCCGTTGGGATGCAACCTCCATCCTTTTTATTCCAGCCTGTTGCTGTAATTCCGCTTGTCTTATCTTCCGGCGTTCCTTGAATTCTACAATGGTTAGACCTGCTTGTGTAGCTAGTCTTGCATCTTCAACATTTTTTTGCTGTTCATACTGTAAAAGAGTTAAACCTAAAGTTTGAGCCATCTCAGCGTCTTTTATTTTTTGTGTACGTTCAAACTCTTTACCAGCTAATATTGATTGCTGTGTAAGCCCTGCCTGACTTGTTGCTAAACCAGCCTCAACAGTTCTTGCTGAACCAAGAGATTCACCAAGTAATTTCTTTCTATCGAAAGCTTGTTGTGCACCTAACATTGCAGATTGTTCTGCTGCTTGGCTACCGATCTTACCTACTTGTGAAGCTAATTGACGTTGTGCTATTGAAACATCTGCACCTCTACCTTTAGATAATGCTACTTGTTGAGCAATTGCTGCATCTCTATCTCTAGCAAGCCCTATTTGCTCTGCGCTCTGTGCTCCTGGTTCTTGTAAGCTAGCAAGGTATGCAAGTTGTTTCGCCTTAATAGATGTTGCAGAGGAGTCTTCTGTAATAGTAGCAGCATCACCAGCAGTAACATTCCCTACTGTTATTTTCTGTTCATCAGTAGGAGCTACTATAGAAGTTACTGCATCAGCCGTATAACTAGGGAGAGCAGTATCTGCTCCACCTATTGTTGGGGCTACATAATCACCAGTCTTGATTGGGTTACCATCGGCATCAACACCCATTTGGTCAGAGATAGTACCAGCAGCAATATTTGTTGCAGCAACATCTGTCGATATTCCGGTTTCCTCATCAACACTAACAACACTATCAATACTTTGAGTTCCTATATAACCAACAGCCGTATCCTCAGTACCAATAGCACCAACTGTTATATCAGCCAGTGCTTTACCATCCGCATCAACTGGGACTACACCAGTTGACGATACAGGTTGAATATCATCATCTTCTCCGGTCCCATAACTAATATCAAATTGACCTGTATCTATTGCTGTTGGATCATAATTTATAGTATCTAAATGTGCGCCAACATCCTCTCTATCTCTTGGTTTATTCCTATATTGCGCTCTCTCCCACTTCTCGAATTTTGCAAGAGCTTGAGGTCTTGTCAGACCAGCCTTTACTTGATCCCCTACCCAAACTTCTAAAGCTTCATTATTTATTTCCTCTTGAGTTGGTCCTGCTGGTTCTGGTGCTGCTATAACAGTTGGAGCATCCTTTTTTCTTAAAGCGTACGACATAATTACCTTTATATAGTAGAACTTGTTCCTAATTTACGTAAGCCTGTTTTTAACCCTACTATAGATTGCATAACACTTATACTATAGGACTGGTCTGTAAATGTAGGCATACTATCAAAAAATCTTATTCTGAAAGACTGACATTTTTGTTTGCCATGCTCTATTCTGAACTGATACACACCATCACTATCTCCACCATAAATACCATTACCATAAGGTGTTCCATCACCAAATGAGTTTAGGTTTTTAGCTGTAGCAAAATCAAAAGTGTGTTCTTCATTGAAGAATTCTTCATAATCATAAGCAATTTGACATACTAGAATGTGACTTGTTTTATAATCACCTAATACGGCTGTTTTATAAACCCTTTGAAACCCCTGTAGTTGGTCTAAATTAATCCATGCTGTTGTCAGCTTCATAACAATTGATCTGGAATTATCTAAATATTTATCAGCAGTTTCTTGATAAACCTCACCATCATCTCTTAAGTAGACATACGCCCCTTGCCATATAGTAGAGCCATTGCCAGAATGGTTAGTAAAAGTAGACCATTTATCAAAGTAATAGTCATAAACTAGTGTTATATCATCATCAGTAAGAAACCGAACTTGATTACCATCTTGAACAAGAGTTGCACCTTTTATTGTTTTGCTATTAAAAGACTCAACAGGAGAACCAATATAAAAGGTTTGTAAACTCCTATCTAAAAGATAAATTCCTTTAGTTGTCTGAAACATCAACCCCTTTGGTGTTACCACAATAGAGTTTGTGTTATCACACCCGACATCTGAGGTAACTAACTGAGGCTTAGAAAAAGTATCTTGTTCACCTGTGTTAGTTGGACCATCACCAGTTAATACATAGATTTTAGACTTCTCAAAAATGAATAACTTACCATCCATCTCTTGAAATGCTGTAATTCTATCTGCACTTGATATTGTAATCCTTAGAGTCTCATTGAATTCAACGGGTAAACCTTTTGACCTACCCTTAGAGTAATAAATAGTTTTACTATCCTCTCCTGATACTAAGAACACCCTATTCTTGAATAACCCAATAATGCTACCAGAAGGAGGTGCAATATTGTCTAATATGCCACCATTCGTATAGAGGAACTGATTATATATTAACGATACATCAGAATTAGTATCAGCTATATCAACAGTATTAACATCAGGGTCATTATCTATTTCCTTAGTAAAGTAATAAAGAGTCGATTTGCCTGCTTCTGTTCTAAATACTTGAATTTTTACATCTGTCTTTTCTGTAAGTCTCAAAGTAGGGACCGTCAAAGTTATTTTCTGTATACTAGACTCTGCTCCTAACGTCTTTGTCAAAATCACAGAAGTTGCAGAATAATGTAAATAACCTTTATGATCAGTCCAAGAATATATTACTTTGTAGTTATAAATCCCATCTGACATAAAACCACCTGAAGTACCTAAAGCTCCTGTAATATTCTCAGGGTAAAGATGGAATCCATGTTCTACAATATTCGTCCCATCATACATATTAAGAAAACCACGATATACATGAAGGTTCCCTCCTAACTCTTCAGAATTAATCTCTACTGTATTCAAATCTAAAGTGACACGGGACAATCCTGTTTTTGTATAGACATTATTATTATCACTTACTAATTCTGTTTTTATTGTGTTGACTGACTCCCAAACACCAGACTCTTTTTCTATTACAGAGGGTAATATTTTCTTGGTATTTACTCCACCAGCTTCACCCTGTAAATACTTTGCGCTTAATAGACCTGTCCCTTGCATTGTATAGAAAGTACTTTGGAGGTCACTATCATGAACAACGTTCATATAGATAACTGTACCATCTAAAAAAGCCTTAGAAGCTAAGCCTACAGAGTTTTTAACAACACTAGCTGAACCAGTAGTAGAATCGGCTATAGTGACCTTGTTGGTCTTTATAAACCTATTATAGGTGTTAGTTGCATTCATCTCATAAAAGAAGTTCAAATCACCTGAACTATCAAATACTTGTGTGACTACATTAACAATAGGAGAACTAGTTGAGTCTATAGTCCTTGCTGATAAATCAGTTGTTAAATTACTATTTAATGAAAATAACCTCAAACCTACAGATGGCTTAAAATAAGAAATATAAAATTTATCATTAGCAGCATTAGCAATAACTTCTAAACATTCCGTAGGAGTATCCCCATTTATAGTAACAGCATTTGAAAGTGAGTCTAACGTAGTTGCTATAAGACCTGTTTCTAATAAATATCCTACTTTAATGTCATTACTAGAACTCATAGAGTAAGCAAAAACTGATTCATCCCCCCTTTTCACAATACTATAAAGTTTAGAAAAATTAAGGTCTGTAGCTACATTAAAAGATGCCTCAAACAATAGCGTTGTAAGGTTAAACTTTTGACCTGATAATGTAGAACCATTAGCATAAAGCACAAACATGCTTGACCCAATGTTTATACATCTAGGATTCGTAGCAGTTGCATGTAATGCAATATCAGAAGCTAGAAAAACATTATTCTTTAGATCAATAACAGTAACCCGTATACCCCCTCTGTCATCTTCCCATGCAAATAATGCAATATTCCTATGTACAGTAACATCAGGAGTAGTTTGCTCTGCATTATTACGAATAATATTTGATAAGGAGGGTAATAGAGACTTGAAAGAACCCCTATCTAACCAAGCGTTTCGGTTTGGGGCAAAAGAATAAAATTTATTAGAAGAAGTCAGAAAAAGTTCATCTTCAAAAGAAGTAATACTATCCCCCGAAGTTAAACTATCTACAGAATTGATTACATCCTTTGACAATGCCGTATAGCCATTCCTCTTAGTAATAGTGCTTCCTTTATTAAAAACACCATTTTCCAGCTCTGTAAGATTAGCTGGTAAAACAAGCTTTTCATCAGATTTTGTGTCTATCCCCCCACTAAGACTTATTTGTACCGCTTGTTTCTGTAGTGCCATTTAAGACCTTTAATTTTTCAGTAAGCCCTTGTATCTCCCCATCCTTTTCAACTAAGGCTTTATGTAACTCATTAATAATTAAACATTTTTGTTTAATATTCTCAGCAAATATCAAATCATGATCTGTATTATAAATTTCATTTATTTGCATAACACCTTTTATAATGGTTTAATTGGTAAAGAACACGAATCTTTGTTTAACACCCCATTTTCATCCAGCGTGGGGTCCACTGTTGATTTCAAATCTCTTAATTCTTGACGATAATTCTTGTACTTGTCAGGGTTCCTATCTGGTAGCATCTCAAAATCTGTTTCTAACAATCTTTGATTACAAATTCTTTCCACCAAACTTTTTGCAAGTATTTTCAAATCAGGACAATTTGACATAAATTGAGTGGGAATTGAATCAATTACATGTTCTTTTTTCGCCCACCACTCACTTTCTCTTTCTTTTAAAATATAATCATCTGGCTCAACTCTAAATTCTTCGAATTCAGCCTGAATTTCAATAACCGAAGACATTTTCACAACAAACATATATTTTCCTTTAAAAAATATTCCAATTAAACCCAGAACACGCAATATAAACAATAGGAGCACCCCCCGTGTGATAGGTTTTATACCACAATCTATTGTCCCATAATGGCACTTCGAATGTTCCCCCAAAATTCCCTACATTAGCTGTAACAGCAGTTTCATGAATCCTAAAATACTCGTCAAATGCATAAACATTATTTGTGGTCAAATATATTTTTTTAGAATATCCACCATTAAGCTGAAAATATCCTCTCAATTTTGCAAGTTTCCAAGGCAGATCAGGTAATATATTAAGTGTCACTAAAGTTCCATCTACCCCAGTGGCAGTCGGTGTATAACTTGCACTAGCAGCCGCTCCAGCAATATCGGTAAAAACAAGTGGATGTATTACAACATTTCCTTTTTGGTAAAATTTCCTATTAACGCTAGAATCTCGATAAACGGCTCCTACTAATCGAAAAAATAGGGTTCCCGCCGGACGATAGAATTTCTCATCTAAATTGTCATTTAATGCGGTTGCTGTTGTTGCGGTTGATCCAACTACTCGAGTAACTGTCAAATTAGAAATTACCCATATAAAAACCCACCCCGTCCCGACATCAGCATCGTCCATTGAATTAATTTCGCCGGCATAAGTTGCGTTGCATTTAAGAACGAGCCTAGAAGAATTAGGAATTTCGACAACTACAGCATGACCATCAAGTGAGTGTAAGGTTAAATAATCAGCCCATAACTCTACTTGATGGTCATTATAAGAGCCGTTATATTTCATGACAAAACCTTCGTCACGATGAGGTTGAGTGATTACCCCACTCGTTAGTGTCACCTTATTAAAGGTTACGTCTGCATTTGTTGTAACATCCTGGTTTATTACACTTGCTGATTCAACATCAAGATTGCCACTAAGTGTTAATGAGCGATTTGCATTCCCTGTAATAAGGCTTAACGTGTAATCAGCATTAAGATCATTTACAGGCTTAATGATAAGAACATTATTTGATCCAGAATCTTTTATTTGTAACCCCGTATTACCAAGGGTTATTTTACCAAACTCTGCTGTCGTTGAGGCAACTGATAAATCTTGATCTATAACTGAGCCTGAGCCTTCTATAGAGATAGCTGTATTTGTTCCAGTATCCGTAGTAATAGTTAGAGTTCTATTATCCGTAAGATCAGCCCCAGGTTTAATAGTAAGATACTTATCTCCAGAAGTCTCTTTTACACGTAGACCAGTATTAGGAAGAGTTAATACATCAAAAGCTGCTGTTGTTGAATTAGCTGATAAATCTTGATCAATAACTGAGCTAGTACCTTCTATAGAGATAGCTGTATTTGCATTACCAGTAGTAATACTAAGTGTTCTATCTGCTGTAAGAGCAGACGCAGGTTTAATGATAAGAGCATCTGTTCCACTGCTTTCTTTCACACGTAGACCAGTATTACCTAGAGTAACCCCTGTAAACGTTGGAGAAGCATCATCAGTAACATCTTGGTTTATGAGAGAATTAGCCTCTACACCTAAATCGCCTGCAACCGTCAAAGTTTTATTAACATTGGCATCTATGGTTAATATACTACCGCCAGGAGCTTTAATTTCGAAGTTCGTCCGATCTGACGCAACCCTCATATAACCAGTAATTGATCCACCTTCTTCTATATCAATTCCTGATAATGCTCCAGAATCAGCACCTCCACCATCATTTATTATAATATTATTGTCTTTAACAGTAAGATTAGTGGTGTCAACCGTAGTCGTTGTTCCATTTACTGTTAAATTGCCACTAAGGATAATATTACCTGCAAAGGTCTGAGGATCAGAGCCTATATGTGCAAGAGTTGCAGTAGTTTCAGGTAGGGTAAGTGTCTTTGGATTAGTACCTGTATATTGAAGCTTTACAGATTGAGTCGATACACCATCTGTATAAATATAAATTGATTCGGTAGCTAATAAGGCAGTTTCATTTGTATTTTGTAGGAATGTAAAAATCTTATTAGTATCATCCCAAGTAACACTAGCATTAGTTTCACCCATACTACCGATACCACCAATAGAAGTCGCACTAATTGCGTTATCATCTGTCAAACGTACTTCTTCGCCTTGATCATTTACATAATATAAATCCCCTGATTTTTGGTACAAGGCCATTAAATCTGTTTCAGAATCTAATGTAGGGTTTGTAGAATTAAGCCTTATTGTTCTAATGCCTATAGCATCTTTATTGTTAAAATTTAATTCTGTAGATATATTTATGCCAGCAGGAGTGACTTGAATCCCTTTTGCAGAACTATGGTCATGATTATCAATTGTATCAGCGTTAGTGTTAAGGTTTGTGGCCCACGTTGGACCTGCCGTTACATTAACGTCTGGTTTAGTCAATCCCATATTTGCAGTTGTTGCCATTTTTTTACCTCAAAATATCCATACGTCGATTGTTGCAATACCAGAACTATTGATAATTATGATTCTATCTTTATTAATATTTGTTGAATTAATAAATGTAGTTATTCCTGAATCAGATTTTGTTATTAACATACCTGTATATTTCCGATCTAATCCATGACCAATTCCGTTATCACCTGAAACTAGAGACACATCCTTTTTATGTATACCATCTAAAAAAGGTGCTCTATTTAGTATATTAACTACATTTATTATTTCATCTTGAACCAGACCTAATTCCCTAGATTTAACAGGGTCTGAAGCCACAATATTTGAAAACTTTAGAAGACTCATTATATTACATATAGATTATCATAGGCAGAGACATCTGTAACTGTTGTAGGCTCTCCCGCATCTCTTATATTTGATGCACCATTAATCCTTTTAACTAAAGAGGACTTATGACCTACTAATGGACCTATATCAGATTCTTCTTTTACTAAGCATCTTATAGCTGCATCCACAATTACAAATTCATCCCAACCAGAATATCCATCCATCATAAGGTTAAGCTTACCAAAGTTAGTTACAGCTCCTAGTGCTGAAGAATCTAAATCTGTAACTACTGTTGTAGCTGTTACCGATACAATTTTCTGTTCTACATTATAAGTTGCAGGTAAAAAATCCTCACCCAATAAGTAATCACCTGCTACATAGTTTTTTGGGTCTGTCGTATATGTTGTATTAGAACCCGTTGCAACAATGGTAGCAGATGTGAATTCTAATAATCTAGGGTTTGGAATATACCAAATCCTTATAGTGTCAGAACTTGTCGGTGTAGGAGAAAAGAATATCTTCTCACCCTGTATCCGATACTTTAAGCTGGATGCTGACCTAGAACGCTCAGAAAAATTATATCTATGAATAGGCATATAATCATTACCATTCTTATAATCGACACCTCTAGCTTTATAGAAATCACTAGGGAGATCATAAGATTCTGTATCAGAAACTAAAGTAATATCACTATTTTTCAGAAAATAATCTTCTTCATAATTCTGAATAATAATATCATACAATTCGTTCCAAGCATGATTAACATAATCATCAACTTCGGCATCAGAGACAAATTGGGAATTCTCCATATCTGCCCTTCTACGTACATTAGTTCTTATACTGTTTAATCCAACCCGTTTAGGCATATTATTTCCTTAAAGATTTCAACGCCCTGATTATCTTTTTTATATCTTTATTCTCAATCGCATCAATCAATTCATTAGCCATGAATTCTTCTTCTGCACTATGAGCATCACAAGAACCCTCTTCATGATCATCAGAATCATCATCAGATTTTTTCATCATTGGTCCAAGAATAATTCCTGCGATCTTTGCATTATTAGAGAGCATATCTAACCATTACTTTAGAGAATGTAGCCCACCCGAAAGCAGGCTACTGAAAATATTAAGGTAGAGTGATATTACAATTCCAACCAGGAGCAGTGCAACCTAGTTGAGCATAATATCCTGCACGAATCTCAACACCATCATCTGATGATTGACGTAACATTTCAAGTCCGTCATGCCTCAAAATTCTAGGAGTTGCACCAATAGAATAAAGCTTCCAAGTGTCCATCTGGACTAAGAAAGCTCGTGATACTGGACAATCCTTGTCGGGTATGATCTTAATTATTCCTGTAGGCGCATACATCTCAACACCTTGGAAAGAAAATTTGCCAACCTGTGCAACATCTCTTTGTACCTGAGAATTCAAAGTCGTAATTAAACTTCCAAAGTCAGTAAAAGAGACAAAGCAATAATCAGGTTTTCCACCTTCTCTACCAAGTCGTACTGAAGCATTAATGATAGCTAAGTCTACACTTGCAAGCGAACCACCATTATATCGTTGGCCTCCTAGTCTAGTAGCATCAGAACTTCTATCTAAACCAAAGAAAGAATCACCAGAAGCAGGAGCAGTAGTTGGTAACCAACCAGCCAACCCAGTAACTTTATTACCTTTATCACCTTCCATAAAGACATAATCATTATTTGCAATTGCACTAATTCCAGCAGAAAGGTTTCCTGTCATAGTCACCTGCATAGTAGTCGCATTTCGATCAATCGCAGAAACTTGCAATGTTCCTGATCGAACAGCCGTACCAGTGGTTAAATTATGAACTGAAACTTTCTGATTCTTCTCAAAGTTTACAACATCATTATCATCAACAAGATCAAGAGTTGCTACACCAAAAGCACCGCTAGCATTGTTTACTTTACCAATACTTCCTGAACCATCTCCAAAAAGAGATTTACTCAAAGAGTCCGATAATGCTCTAAGGGTTCCATTGATTTCACTTGTTGAAGCAGAAAGAAAAGCATACTCATCACCTCTTGAGGCTTCAAGTACTTCGCCACCAATAGTGACAACGCCATAATCTTTCTTACGGGTAAGGAGAAATTCTGCTAAAGAAGAAGCAGAAGCATTTGACTGAGCAGTTGAAAAAGTAGAACTTCGACCTTGCCCATGTCCATATATTACAGGGACAGGAAGGTTCTTACCTTTGAACTTCTCATTTTTTGGAACCATCGCCAAAAAGGGATGATTAGGATATGTTAAATCTTTGACTGCATCAGCCGTATAATACTGCTTTAATGCATCATCAAAAGTTGTCATTGTTGTTGCAGTTGCCATTTTAGACTCCTAGTTAAGCTGTTCTTTGACCTTTCAAAACTTTAACAGCTAATTCTAGTCGATCTTCATCAGTTAATAACTCATCTCGGCTAGGCTGTTGTAAGCTCCTACTTTGTTTATTTGTTATAGTCTTACTATTTTTCTTAGCGATAGGAGTCAGCGAAGGCGTATCTTCATTTTGTAAACTAGTGCGACCAGTAAATTTTTTAGCCTTTGAAAATATATCTAACTGATTTTCAAAGTATTTTTCAACATTTTCGAGTACATCTTCCATAGGTAGCATTTTAGCTTCACCTGTACTCTGTAACATACGATTAGCATATTGTGATTGGATTGACAAATAAATATCCTTGGCAGCATCCCAATTGATTGAGCACAATTCAAAGTCTTCGTCATTTTCTTTAACATGTACACCAACTTCAGCCATATATGTTTCAACTTCTTGTTGCTGTGTTTTTATTGTACTTTCTAATTTAGATTCTTCCTTCTCTTTTAATAATTGATCAACCTGTAGTTTTAATTCCTTTAAGATTTCATTTTCAGGTGTACTACTATCAGGTTCATCACTATCTATTATTTTATTAGTTACTTCTTGGTACGATGTACCAATATCCTTTAAGAACTTTAAGGGATCATCTTGTGCAAGTTTCTGCATATCTTCATATGACTGAACATTCTTGCTAGTTTCTTTTAAATCTTTCTCTCTGCTCCTAACCTCTAATTCCCTACGATTTAATTCCTCAAAAGCTGCATGTAATTTGTCAGTGTTATCAGTATCCTCTTTTTCTGGTACTTCCTCTTTAGCTTCGGCAGCAGGAATCGCCACATCTTCCACATCATCTGTTTTAACATCAACATCATTATCTGTTCCTTCATTAGCCACATTATCATTAATAAATTCATCAATCTGGCTAAATTCCTCTGTCGATTCTGCTACTTCCTCTTGAACTTCTTCGGTCATTATACCTCTTGTTGTTGTTGTGGATTAATCGGCCCCTGCCCTTGTGGTTGGCCCTCTGGTTGTTGAACTTGTTGGCCCTGTACTAATTGTGCTTGAGCTTGCTGCGCTTGAGCCTGTTGTGCTTGAGCTTTACGTTGCAACTCTATTTGCTTTTCAATAACCTGCTCTTTTGCTCTATCCTGTAAAAATAATACTTGATTTAACCAAGTCCTAAGTATCTCGAGTCTTTCCTCTGAAACACCATTAATTCTGGCATTCAAAATAGCCCTAGTAAACTTATCTTGAGCAAGAGCTAAATCCATCTGAGGATAAGGTTCAGGTGGTTGTTTACCATCAAGTATATCTGAGACAGCTTGATCAATATAATCCTCATTAACTGTTGCTAATGTTTGAAATGAATCCAAATCTGGAACATTAAGTAATTTGATTGTTTGTTCTCTTGAGGTTATAAGTCCAGCTTGCACCAATTCTTGAATCATTTGTAATCGACCTGTAGGTGTAGACGGCAAAAGAGATACAGGAAAAACTCTCATCAAATATTCGTTTTCATCCAGACTTACCTCCTTCCATTTAAGTTTCCTTAAACTTTTTTTCTGCATCCCTAATACCGTGAGTGAGTCTCCTTCATCATCAGATTTCTTAACTAATCTAATAATCCACTCTGCCGCTTTCATAAAAGCATTTTCATAATTCTGGGCGGTAGTCATAAAACGTTCTGTTTCAACATCTTGTAGTGTTCTAAGCGCAACACCTGCTGATATACCTTTTGGCTTCGTAGATGTAGCGGACAGTTGAGATATTCCCGATATTTCATACGCATCTCTTTTCATCCTATCTAAGTGTGCAAAAACTTCACTAGGGACAACATTAGGGGTATAGATTTGTGGCGGTCTTCCTGTATAATTAATTATTGTTCCCTCAACATTCCTAATATGGGAAGGAGAAACGTTTGATCCTGCTTCAATCATTACAAAAGGAACTGCAAGTAAATGTATGGATTGAGCAATCCTATGAAGAGTTTGATTAATTTCAACCTGAATCCCAAATAATTGCTCTGTTAATGATTGTCCGTACCATGATAAATTAGTTTTGTTCCATCTGAGAAAGATAAAAGGGAAATCATCAAATAACCAAGGTTCATCGAATAAGCATCGTCCCTCAATAGAGATGATGTGCCTTCCATCATTTGCAGTTGAACTACTGGGCAAATGCCATGCTTCAATGCATGTGATATTATCGTCGTTGGTGTCATTTGAACCCCCTAAATTTACTGATTCCTCAGAAACTGGAATATCACCGTATTCTTGCTCTAAAATGTACCTAGAAATGTCTCTAACTTGGTATAAATGTGTTGCTTTACCAAAACGCCCTTCCTGTTCATCTACAAATATTTCCATCGGAAAGACTTTTTCACACTTTATGTCACCATCCTCTTCGAATATTTTTAAGACTCCAATATCAAAAATTGTTGAATCTAAAAAGACATCAGGCATCTTTGTATAAATATCCATCCTTAGAAACATACCCTCAACAAAATCGCCTAATAATTCAGCACGTTTTGCTAACTCTTGGTTATGGCCTTGAGTCAAAAACATCGGTCTTGGCTTATTTTTAGAAATTTTCGAAGTAATTGTATCGCATACAGACTGAACGATATTAATTTTAGAACGCTCACCCTTACGACTATAAAGGTTATCGGTAACCTCTATTCCTCTATCACTGATAGAATAGTTCCTATTACCGTATAGCCTTAAAAAAGAAAGGTTCTCAGCAATACGTTTAGACTGCTTCTTCCTTAACATTTCTACATAAGGAAAAAGAGAGTTGTGAACACTATTTTCTTCTTCTAGCCACCAAAAGTTCTGTTTCATCAGACTGCACTTCTAAAGATAATATCGTCATTGATTTCTTCATGCTCATTAATATTTGAGCCAATAGACAACGGTTTAGGTTCATATACTATAGATATATTATCTATTTGTATACTCTGACATCCATTTTCCTTACCTATCTCAGCAAGGGTTCTAACTTGGTTAACTATACTAGTAGTTAGTATACTCTTTAATTCTGTATCTTCCAACTGACTTTCTGTATTGTCAAAACTGTTTAGTTGCCCAACCTTACTTTCTCCTTCTCCAAACAAAATCCATTGAGAACTATATCCATATCTTAGCTCTATACTGTTGGCTAGTAACTTTGATACGTTCCCCTTATCTTTAAGAATTCAATGACGATATTATCTTTAGAAGTGCAGTCTGATGAAACAGAACTTTTGGTGGCTAGAAGAAGAAAATAGTGTTCACAACTCTCTTTTTCCTTATGTAGAAATGTTAAGGAAGAAGCAGTCTAAAC